GGCGGCGCAGCCGTCACCCGCGCCGATGTGGCCAGCATGACCCGCGCCCAGCGCGAGGCGCTGGAACGCCGTGCGATGCACGGAGTGAAGATCAGTTTCTGAAGAAAACCTCTCCGAGGCAGGAGGGGTCAAAAAGCAAGGAAAAGAAAGGACAAATGACATGAAAAACGACAACGTGAAGATGAATCTCCAGCTCTTTGCCGACGCTTCTGCAAGCCTGCAGAACACCACCGGCACCATGACCAAGGAAATGAAGACCTTCTACGAAAAGCGCCTCATCGATCAGGCCGAGCCGCGTCTGGTGCACGATCAGTTCGCGGACTACTACCCCGTGCCCCAGAACGGCGGCAAGACCATCGAGTTCCGCAAGTACGACAGCCTGCCCAAGGCCGACACCCCGTTGACCGAGGGCGTGACCCCCAACGGTCAGGCCCTGAATGTCACCACCATCACCAGCGACCTCCACCAGTATGGCGGCTGGACCCCGCTGACCGATGTTTTGCAGATGACCGCCATCGACAACAATGTGGTGCAGGCCACCCGTGTGCTGGCCAGTCAGGCCGGCCGCACCATGGACAGCATCACCCGCGATGTGCTGGCCGGCGGCACCAACGTCATCTATGCGCCGAAGCTGGGGGAGGACGGCACCGAGACGGCTGTCACCAGCCGCAAAGCGCTGGATAAGAGCTGCACCCTGACCCCGAAGCTGTTCTTTCAGGCGGCGGCGCAGCTGGGCGCGATGAATGCTGACCCCATCGGCGACAGCTACATCGCCATCATCCACCCCTATGCGGCCTACGACCTCAAGACCTGCAAGGAGTTTATCGAGGCCCACAAGTACGCCGACCCCGAGACCATGTACCGCGGCGAGATCGGCAAGCTGGGCAACATCCGCTTTATCGAGACCAGCGAGGCGAAGATCTGGAAGGACGGCACCTGCCCGACGGGTCTGGCCGTGTTCGGTACTCTGGTGCTGGGTGCCCACGCCTACGGCGTCACCGAACTGGAAGGCGGCGGTCTGGAGCACATCGTCAAGCAGCTGGGCTACGGCGACGACCCGCTGAACCAGCGCGCTTCCGTGGGCTGGAAGGGGATGCGTGCGGCGGAACGTCTGGTGGAACAGTATATGGTGCGTATTGAGAGCGTGTCCAGTTACTCGGGTACTGCGGCGGCGAATTAAGCCCTCTCAGTCACCTGCGGTGACAGCTCTGCGCTGGACGAGAAAGGCCCGGTAAAAAACAGAAAGGGCGGGCCTCGCTTACAAGGGCAGGCCCGTGGGAAGGAGAAAGCCATGGAAGAAAAGAAGAATGTCCGCATCCGGCTGTTCAAGGACAACAGCCGCTACAAGGGCGACCTGTTCGTCAGCGTCAACGGCGTGAACTACAAGATCCGCCGGGGCGTGGAGGTGGAGGTGCCGCCTGAGGTGGCTGAGGTGCTGGAGCACAGCCAGCAGCAGGATGAGTACACCGCCGCCCGCATCGCTGCAGCAGAGACTGCGGCCCAGTAAGAGAAACGCGGCCCGGCAGAAACGGCAGAGAAAGGCCGCCGCTGCCGGGCTTTTTTGGAAAAAGCGAAAGGAGGCTTTTTATGACGGTAGGAGAAGCGATGGAGCGGGCTGAGGAGCTGCGCCCGGGCAGCCGTGTCGCGGCCCGGACCCGGCAGCGGTGGCTGTGCGAGGTGGACGGGATGCTGCGGGAGCGGTTCTTCCGCCCCAGCGGTGCCGACAGCCGGGAGGGCGTGGGGGCAGACCTCGCGTGGGACGATGGCCTGCGGGACGACGATGTGCTGCTGGTGCCGCCGCCCTTTGACAGTCTGTACCCCCACTACCTGTGCGCCATGACCGACGCCGCGCTGGGAGAGAACGACCGCTACGCCGGGGAGCAGGCTCAATACAACAGCATTCTGGCCGAGCTGGCCGGGTGGCTGCGGCGGAACTACCGGCCTGCCCGGGGCGGCAGGTGGCGCTGGTGAAGGAGGGATGACAGATGATCCTTGCGAACCGGAACGGCCTGAAGAACACCCGGAATATGCTGCGGGTGTTCGGCGGGCTGAACGAGACGTACAGCTGCACCGAGGCAGAGTACAGCGCGGGCATCAACTTTTCGGCCCGGAACTTCCCGGCCCTGAGCACCCGTCTGCCCCGCCGGAAGCTGCGGGAGACGGCAGAGCTGAACGGGATGTATCACCTGAACGGCCTGCTGATGGTCTGCAGCACCAGACTCATCTACACCCCGGACGACCCCGACGAGCTGGAAGTGACCCTGGAGAACGCGGTGGAGGACGGAAAAAAGACGCTGGTGGGCATCGGGACAAAAATTCTGATCTTCCCGGACAAGCTGGCCTTCGACACCGTCAGCCGGGAGGTGAGCGCACTGGGGGCGGTGTGGTCGGGGGCGAACGCCAGCATGGAGTTTGCACCCTGCGACGCCGAGGGCAGGGTCTACGAGGTGAGCGGCAGCGGCCCTTCGGAGCCGGAAAATCCGAAGGATGGGCAGCTCTTCCTCCGGGTGGAGGACCCGGAGAAGCCATGGAGCAGCGAGAGCACGCTGGAGGTTTACAGCGAGGCGTCGGGCAACTGGTCGGCGGTGGTGCTGGACTGCTGCCGCATTTCGGCCAAGGGCGTCGGCGCAAATTTCCGGGCCGAGGACACCGTAGCCCTCAGCGGCTCGGGCGCAGAGCAGGCCGGGCAGTGGAGCGGGCTGGACAGCGACCGCATCGTCTGCGACGCCAGCGAGGACGCCCTGCGGGTCAGGGCCGACCCCGGCGGCGAGTGGTTCTATGGCCGTCTGACCCGCACCGGCGCAGCGGTGCGGTGGGTGAGTCTGGACGGCAGCGTCAGACGGGAGTTCGTCTCGGCGGAGACGGTGAGGCTGGAGCGCCGGGTGCCGGACATGGACTATCTGACCGAGTGCGACAACCGGATATGGGGCTGTTCCAGCAAGGAGAACGTCATCTACGCCTGCAAGCTGGGCGACCCGTCCAACTGGTTCTCCTACCGGGGCATCGCCGCCGACAGCTATGCTGTGACCGTGGGCAGCGACGGGGCGTTCACCGGCGCGGCCACCTGCATGGGATATGCGCTTTTCTTCAAGGAGAATACCCTCCACAAGCTCTATGGCTCCAAGCCCTCGGATTTCCAGCTGAGCAGTCTGCGCTGCCGGGGCGTGGCAAAGGGCGCGGCCCGGAGCCTCTGCGTCATCAACGAGACGCTCTACTATCTCTCGCCCGACGGCGTGATGGCGTGGGATGGAAGCATCCCCACCAAGGTCTCGACGGCCCTCGACCCGGCCCGGCTGCGGAACGTGAAGTCAGCTCTGGGCGGTGCGCTGGACGGGCGGTATTACCTGCATCTCGTGCGGGGCAGCGGCGAAGCCCGGACCGTCCGGCTGCTGGTCTACGACACCGAGCGGGGCTTGTGGCAGGAGGAGGACGTCTGCTCCTACGAGATGACCGGCAGCGGCGGACAGCTCTACCTCTGGGATGGCAAGGCGGTCTGGGCAGCGGATGCGGAGCGGGAGGAGAACTGGCAGCGGGCCGACAGCCTCGAAGAGGGGGTGCGGTTCGAGCTGGTCAGCGGGGACATCGGGCTGGACCGCCCGGAAGAACAGTATCTTTCCCGGCTGACCCTCCGGCTCGAGGCCGAGGCGAAGAGCCGCTTCGAGCTGGCGGTGAGCTATGACGGCGGGGCGTGGGAGACACTGGCCCAGAGGACGGCCGACGGGCGGCGCTGCTTCGACATCCCCTTCGTGCCCCGGCGGTGCGGGAGCCTGCGGCTGCGGCTGAAGGGCCGGGGGCAGATCACCCTGCGCAGCCTGACCCGGACGAGCGCCGCCGCGAGAGGCGGTATTCTGGCACAGGAGGTGAACTGATATGGCAAGTGTCACAGGGCTTTCGAAGATCGGCCTGCCCCATCTGAGCGAGAACATGGATGCGGAGGATGCCCGTGCCATCCGCAACTACTTATACCAGATGCAGGAGCAGCTGCAATATGTGCTCTGCAATCTGGACGTGGAAAATATGTCGGAATCGCTGCGCACCCGGCTGAACAGCATCCAGTGAGAAAGGAGAAGCTATGAGTACCGAGAAGAAGAAAGAACAGCAGCTTTTGGAGGAGCTGAGCGCCCAGCCTGCGGCCCGGTCTTCCTACAGCACGGCAGGCCTGAGCAGCCGCAGGGAGGTGGAGAATGCGCTGGCAAAGGCGGAGTACAGCCCCAGTCAGAGTGTGACCGACGCGGCGGCCGACTTGAAGAATTGGCAGCAGAACCGCCCGGGCCAGTACGAGAGCGCCTATCAGGGCCGGATCGAAGACCTCATCGGTCAGCTGCTGGGGCGGGACAGCTTCCAGTACAGCTATGCACAGGACCCGCTCTACCGCCAGTATGCCCGGCAGTACACCCAGAACGCCCGCAATGCCAGCGCAGATGCTGCCGCACAGGCAGCGGCCCTGACCGGCGGCTACGGCTCGAGCTATGCGGTCAGCGCGGCGCAGCAGGCGTATCAGCAGCAGATGGGTGCCCTGAACGACGCTTTGCCCTCCCTCTACCGGCTGGCGCTGGACACCTACAACAGCGAGGGCGACGATGTCGTGACCCGCATCGACCAGCTCAATGCGCAGGAACAGAACGCACAGGCGCGGTATAATGCGGAGCTGTCGGACTACTATAGTCAGCTCGACCGGAAGGGCAGCGCCTACAACGCCGCCTATGAGCAGGACTATGGCCGCTATCAGGACTATCTGGGTCGGCTGGACACCCTCTACGGCTATTACTCCGCGCAGGAACAGCAGGCGCGTGCCAAACGTCAGCAGGCATTCAGCAATGTGCTGAGTGTTCTGGGCGTCATCGGCGACGCGGTGCAGCTGGCCATCACCGGCACCACCGGCATCGGCTCGCTGATGGGCAGTCTGGCGAATACCGGCTACAATATGTACGCCAAGGACCGCGCCTATGAGGCCGAGCGTGCTGATGCTGCGTGGAGCCAGCAGATGCAGGAGAACCAGCGGCAGGACAGTCTGGCTCAGCAGAAGTACAAGAACGAGCTGGCCGAGCGGCAGTATCAGGACGCCCTGCGTCAGCAGGAGTTCAACAACAATGTCACCAGCGAGAAGCTGAACATCGCCAAGGGCGAGTGGGCGCTCAAGCAGTCCAAGGCGGCCCAGAGCGCCCAGCAGGCCGCGGCAAATGCCGGGGCAAAGAGTGCGGGCGTCTCGGGCGGGGAGCCGGTGCTGACTTTGGGCGGCACGGTCGTGCCCTACAGCGCCGCACGCCTCTACCGTCAGGGCAGGAGCGATACGGCCATCCGGAGCGAGCTGCTGAAGGAGGGCTACTCCAACGAAGAGATCCAGAATATCCTGAAGCAGCTGGGAAGCTGAGGAAACGAAAAAAGGCCGCAGCACGGAACACGGAAGGGTGTTCTGGGCTGCGGCCTTGATCTGGTTTGGGATATTTTGGAGCTGTTTATAAAGTGGAGGAGGGAAGCGGCCTACGAGTTGCGGCACCCGGCATCCGCTGCACGGGACGCCCCACGGAGTTACCACGGTAGACATTCCTACAGGTTGGTTCGAGTCCCACTGGGCAACCCACGGAGCTACCACAGTAGACATTCCTACAGATTGGAACCCGCGGGCTAAGCGACAGCCCACTGGGCTGATCGCTTACCTCGCCTGCGGCGAGGCCGCCCTGTTCTCGTCCCACTGGGCACCTAAAAGAAAAAGTCCGCTGCATTGCAGCGGACTTTTTAGTGGGGTGCCCAGTGGGACTCGAACCCACGGTCTCCAGATCCACAATCTGGCGCGTTAACCGACTACGCTATGGGCACCACATCAATGCGCCCGAAGGGACTCGAACCCCCGGCCCACTGCTTAGAAGGCAGTTGCTCTATCCACCTGAGCTACGGGCGCACGTTGTTATCCCATTGGGTTCTGATATGGTTCGCAGCTGTGAGTCGAAGCACGCTGCGAGAAGTATAATACCATAGCCCCGGGGTTCTGTCAAGGGAAAATCAAAACTTTTTTGCACTTTCTTCAAAAACTGCCTCACAGCAGCCACATCCCTGCGAAGCCGAAGGCCAGCCCGAAGGCTGCACCGGCCAGCACATCCCGGATGAAATGCACCCCGGACAGCACCCGCAGCAGACAGATGAGGGCGGCGATGGCCAGCATCCCGACGCCGACGGCGGGGTAGAAGTAGAGCCACACCATCCCAAGGACGGCGGCACTCAGAGCGTGGCGGGAGGGGCAGGAATTGCCGCGGGTGCTCTTCGGGACGAGGGGGACAAAGCCCGGCTGCTCATAAGGGCGGGGAAAGTTGAGTCTGGCCCGCAGGAGGGTGCCCATCCAGAACGCCAGCCCCGGCACAAGGATGGCCCGGGCGATGACCTGCATAAAATCAAGAGCGCCGCCGCCCCGCCCGACACGGAGCATCGCAAACCACCGGAGGTTGAGCAGCAGAAGGAGCGCCGGATAGCAGACGAAGGGCACGAGGGGGAGCCAGCGGTTGAGCAGGATGATGCCCTCCCGGAGGGCGGGATGCCCCTCGAGCCAGTCGGTCAGCTTCTTGTATCGTTCCGGTGTCAT